CGGCTGTTGGCCAACTGGGGCGTCTGGCTGACGGTCAGGTAGGTGTAGGTCTGCGACGGCGAGGCGGAGATCGCAGCGGTGGTGGTCTGCACCGTCACGCCATTTTGGACGATCGGGACCGCCTCGGTGCCCGTAATGGCACCGGCCGATGGCAATTGGAGGATGGTGACTTGTGCGGACATTATGTGCTCGTGTTGTCTGGCGGGTTTGGTGAAATGGTGTCCCTATTCCCGGTAGATGTTGGAGTCTGGGTATTACCCTCAGTCGAGATCTGAAACACGCTGGTCTCGCCGCCCGTGATCAGATAGTTGTCGCCAGCGTTGATTGGCAGGTCAGGGCGCGGAAACCTAATCGTTATCCTTTCGGTTTTGCGAGCCGGCAGGCGGTAGGGGTCAAGCTGGTCTGCACAGCCCTCATCGCACACCCTGAGACCCGGGAAGTTGGGGTCGTTGCGCATCACGGCGTGCGGGCGCTTCATCTTGCATCTATCGCAAATTGCAATCGCAATGTCAGAGTAGCCCTCAGTGTCGAGAAAGATGGCCATCGGTCACCTTGAATAAACGCTAATGTTTGGCGCAAAGTAAATCGGCGACTTGTCGCGCTCCTCCTCCTCGGCCATGGCAAGGTATTTGGCCGCCTGACCCTCTAGGTACTGCACGCGGGCCATGTCCACGCCGGGCAGCTCAAGGCTCATCCGGTGAGACAGCATCATCACCACGGCCTCGTACCAGCGCTGTGGCACCTCCAGCTCGCCGTACAGGTCGCCCACGTCCATGATCTGGCGCGAGTACCAGATGGTCATCTGGTAGAAGGCATTCTGAGGCGTTGGCCACAGCACGATCTCGCTTTGAGGAACTGTGCGGTTGAACCAAAACTGGAACGGCTGGTTGGCCGTGAAGTTCTTGTTGGGCAGGTTGGTGTAGTCGTCGCGGTTCAGGCGCGACATGGTGATCTCGGTGCTGTTGTTGCCAAAATACAACTCTCGCAGGCTCAGGGTGGTCCCGCTGTAGGCCCGGATGCGGTAGTACGACACGGTTTGGCCATTGGCAATGTCGGTCCAGACCCACTCGTTGTCCACTACCGTGATAGCCCCAAGATCCACCAAGGTTGCCCAAGTCACGTTGTCAAGCGAGTATTCAAGGATGAATGATTTCGTGCCGCTGGAGGCCGGCAGGAATCCAATGGATCCGATGAAAATGGGGTTGGACGGGCCAAAGTTGACAGCAATGTTGCCGTTTGCCGAGGTCTGGGTGCAGACCGTGTCCACGTCGCCGTCATAGACGTTGCCAACCGTTCCGCCGGCAGAAGTTGTGTAGCTGCCGTCAGGTCGGTTCAGGTAACGGTACAGGGCGTTGAGCACGTCATTGCCTCCCAAAGGGAGCAGGTACGTTGCCTTGTCAGCCGTGAAGCCGTAGACCTTCTTGTTGATGGCCCAGTACTGGATGCCGATGTTGATCAGGTTGGACAGCAGGAAGAACAGCGACTCGCGGGCGCTCAGAACCTGCTCAGAGGTCAGTTCTCCGGCCAGCTTGCCGCAACGACGCGCACCGTGGTCAATCAGCGTTTGGACCGTGATGACGGTTGTGCCAATGGAGTTTGAGTAGGCCATATCAGCATTTCCACCGCGCAAGTGCCGCCGCCTTGCGGGTAGGCTTGCCTTTTTCGTCTTTCATTGGGCCCGGCACACCGCTCATGCGGGCGCAGAATGAGTCCTTGCGAGCGCCGCCTTGGGGCTGGGGTGCCTTCAGGTTGCTGCCCGTTGCCGCGTTGTACTTGGCTCGTCCTTTGGCGGTCAACCCTGCCCCCTTAGAAGCAGGCAACTTTTCACCGCGACCAATAGCAAGAGAGGGTGTCTTTTTTGCCATGATTAAAACCTGTACTTAGCTGTTTTCTGCGCAATCTTTTTAGGTTGCGCTACGAATTGTTTTCCTGCGGCTTTACCTGCTCGCTTGGCTTTGGTCGTCGCAGCATACTCAGCAGGGCTGAGGCTTTTGATCGCAGCTTTTGGTAGGTATCGCTCACCAGTTTCAGAAGATTTTTTCCCACTTTTGGTTGTCCAATCTTGTTTACCCCAATCGCTCAGGGATTTCTGTGGAGCTTTAATCACGATACCCGCCGCCGGCGTCTTTATACCGCTTTGCTACAAGCTGCGCTTTTCTTGCGCTCCACTGACCTGCACCTGTACCGTGAGTAGCTTCAGACTTGACCTTAGACACAATACGCTTTCTAAGCTCTGGCTTGGTGTAATTACCAGCCGCATTTACGCCACCACCATCAGCCATGCGCTTGTCGGAACGTACAAATTCCTTGCCAACCTTTTGAGGAATGCCAGCCTTTTTAGCAAACTTAGGGTTGTTTGCAACTGCCAACATTAAACGATGCTGAGAAGAAGATTTAGTCGGCATAAGATTTAATCATGTCAAGTGTGACTGAATAAAAATCTCCTGCGGCGGCGTCCGTTGTTGTAAATCTTATATCGCCAGTTTTACCAGCACCCGCGTTGTTTGGGAGTCCACCAAACAATGAAAAATCCATGTTGTAAAATGTGTTTTGTGGAACACCAATACAAAATAAATCAGTTGTTGCATCCCACAAAATTTCTACTTGCAAACCATGCGTTGATGCGTAAATTTTTATAATTGTGACGCCATCACACGCTTTGCCAGAAGCACTTGACGAAAGAGTAGATACATCTACTTTTAATACCGCCGATTCATTACCAGAACCATCGCACAAAAAATCAAATTTTTGGATTGCTGTGCGCTCCCCATCAAAAATAGTTTGCGTTGCTACTGTGTTAGCCATTTTGTTCTCTTAATAAAAAGCAGGGGCCAAAGCCCCCACTCGTTTTTAACAAGCCATTCCACCGCGCTTTTTACCTGCTGGCGTCACAGTGACCGACTCTTTGGTCTTGGTCACACTGTCAGCAGTCTTCTTGGGCATGAAGAAGTCTCTAGCTTTACCAGCCAGTTCCTTAATCATGCCAACAGGATTTAATGCATCCTCAAGGTCACGGCTGTACTTTGGCGCTTTGTCGTAAGCGCCTTTGGACATGTCTTCCCCTTTGTCAGAGGAATCGCCACCATGCTTCATCTTGACAGTGCCGCCCGTTTTAAAGGTGCCGGCAACAAGATTGGTACTCACGGGCTGCGATGGCTTTTTGTTGCCTTGGGGCATCGCGACGGGACGGCCTGAATTAACAGTCCCGCCCGCCGCGTAGGCTTTTTTTGTGGCACCACCTTTTTTGTAAGCGCCGGACATGCCTTCATTCATCATGCCTGTTCATCATGCCTTCATCCATCATCCCGCCGACCATCATGCCCTCACTAGCCATGCCGCCACCCATCATGGCCTTGTCGCCGTGTTTCATCTTGCCCTTGCCTTTAGCCAAAAAGTTAGGAACCATTTTTCCATCCTTCTTGACCATTGGCATGCCGCCTGCTTTGTAGCCGCCGCCATTTGCGTTGGCCACTCCACCAGTGGCATAACCACCTTGGCCATTGACCACACCGCCGGTAGCAAAGCCGCCTTGGCCGTTCACTACACCGCCCGTGGCCATCTTGCCGCCGTGCTTCAGCTTGAGCGTAGTGCCTTTGCCGCCCTTTTGCTCTTGCATGTCGTGCTGCTTGAAGGCTTTTTTGACCATGGCCTTGTCTTGCCCCATGTCAGCCTTGCCGCCCTTTTTCATTGGGGCGGACGGCATCGGGGGCGGCATCGAGGCCTGCATTTGAGCAGCGCCGCCGATCGGACCAGCCGGGCCGGCACCTGCTGGCATGCCGCGCATCGCACGCCGGCGCATGGCCAGAGGCGGGCGCATGGGAGCCTTGGCACCCATCATGCCGCCACGGGCGGGCATAGGCGGGGGCAGTGCAGGCCTAGGGCCCGTAGCGCCCATTGGCGAGCCCATCATGCCGCCGTCAGCCTTCTTGGCTACCCTGCCACCCTTTTTGAGTTTGAGCTCGACTGAAGGCTCAGTGGTCTCCATCTTGACCATTGGTTTAAATTGTCCCATGTCGCTCTCCTTATGCTTGTGTGACGCCAAGAGCGCCAATACGGGTTGCATTCGGGCCTGCTGCGATTGCTGGCAGGGCTATTCCCATCACAAGGCGCTTGATGCCGTCTGCCGCCGAGGAGGG